TTTAAGTTTAAGTGCTTCATCACGCTCACTAGCCATACGGTCCATGTTAGCTTTCATCTTAGCTAATCGTTCTTCTACGATTGACTCGATGTCGTCTTTAGGAGCTTCTGGTGTAGCTGGTTCTTCTGTAGTAATTACTTCTTCAACAACAGGTGTTTCTACTGGTGTTACGTTTTCTTCGATTTGATTATCGCTCATTTTATTTCCTTTCAAGCACAGCTTGGGTTGATTTATATATTTGAGTCACAGACTCGTTTGTTTCTTTGTTAGTCTTATAGCTATTACAAATATCTATGGACCAATACCATACCAGTCGTTTCCGTCTCGTATAGTTTCTAGCAGTTCTTTCGGAGTGATTTTATTTGGAGGGTCTATCAATCCGTCTTCTACTGCACGTTGTATGTATTTATTATATGTCTCCCTCGACATACCAGCCTCTCGCATTGCTTTGAGAGTCTTTTGAATTGTACCTTCACGTAATGCATCAGCATATATTTCGCGTAAGGCAAACTTCGCAGGAACTGCGTCACCTAGGTTTGAGAAGAAAGCATCGTGGATAGTTCCAGTTTCTACTTTATTCTTCCGCCCCCAAAGGTGGAATCGTCTAACAAGCACAGCATCATTACTGTGGTTGCCATTAACACCTAGACCTATTGACGCATCTTGTATACTTTGTTGCGAAATTAGTTTACCGTCTTTTGAAGGTGTTTCGTATATATTGAAGACTTTCTCCCCGGTAACAGGGTCTTTAAAGTCTATTCTTGTCTGTTCTTTTACTCGGTATCTTTGCATCATGGTTTTACCGTCAAATGTCACCCACGGGATGTCAACTGAACCAGACTCACTAACAAAATCTTTAGCTACGTCTTTCCAAAACCTGATAAATTTACCAGTAACAGGAACCTCTTCTTCGAGCTTACGTGACATAATCTTAGATATCTTATCGAACAAACGAGTACCAACTAGGTCTCCTGTTTCATCCGTAAGTTTAGCTAAGAACATGTGCATGTCCTCGGAATTCTTTACACCATCTCTGAACTCTGACTTAGCAGTTTCATATAATGAGTCGGTGATTGATGTACCCTCTTTTGAGGCTAACACCACTTTTTGTTTTATATCTCTTAGTTCATCTATTCTTGCCCAGTTCTTTCTGTCCATCTCAAAGCTTATTTTAGCATCGATAGCAGACTTGAACTTGTCAACCTCTTTAGTAGATATAGCTAGCTTACCTTTCTTGGCAATTACTTTAGCAAACTGATTAGCAACGTTAGCCGCTTTAGTAGCATCACCAGCACCATAGAAAGCAACCATGTTCTGATTCTTTGCCGCCTTCATTAAGTCAGTCCAGTTAAGGTCTAGCTCTGCAAGTTCAGGTATAGCAAGGAAGTCAGGGTCGTCAACAGTACGTTTAGCAATCTCATCATAGAGTCTTTGCTTTTGTGATGTTTGTAAAACATTAGACAACTCAGCTGAAGCTCTGTCGCCTGTAGATAAAGATATAATCTGCGCTCCACTAGAGGAAGCATCGTTTTCTATCATCATCTTTGTTTTATATTGTGCTAATAACTCTATGTCATCTGCACTCCACTTAGTTTTATCAGTGAACATCTTACCGTCCATATGCTGATGAATACGTGTGTACTCAAGAGCTAGTCTAGCAAGTTTACCTACTTCTTTATCTTCAGTAACTTGTACTAAAGGATTAGATAAAAATTCTTTTATTCTTCTATCAGGTTGTGTTGGGTTAAGTATAGTTTCCCCTATTTCTAATAAGTTCTTTTCTTGGTCTTTAAAAGCTTGAAATCTACCTTTGTTAGTTAAAGTATCTAAAGGATTACCAACTAAAGCACCAATCTGAATTTGTAGTTCTTCTACAGCATCAGGATTAATAGCTACAGCACGTTGAGTATTTAAGAATGGTCTAACAGCTTCACCCTTAGTAGGTGTAAGCAAACCACGATGATAAACACGTCCTCGGAAATCAACTGAAACGTCTACTGAAAAAGCTTCACCACGTTTACGATAATACTTAGCAGTAGCCATTGTACCACGAGCATCATTACCACGAGACATGAATAGTTTCTTCATTTCGTTTAGCTCATCCCACTTCTTAGCTTCACCACGTTTATCATTAAAGTAAACCAGTCGTTCAGTAAAGTCGAAGAACTCATTATCAATCTCATACTTAACAGAGTTAGCATGGTTCATCATATTAGCCATTTCACGGTCAATCTGATTTACATCATATGTAGAATAAACCTTTTCAGACACTACAGGCATTGCTGTTCTACGTCCACGAGCATCAAAGAATTCTTTATTCCCCGCCCTTGCATAAACTTTATTCTTAGCATCTGCATAACCAAAGCGCCTAGCTGTTCTAGCCTTCTCAGAAGCTATTTGTAGCTTTCTCATTGGTCCGTTTATAATACTAACTTGTCGAGTAACGCTAAGTCCTCTTAAAGCTTTATTACTTACCGGTCTACCTGTTTCTAAATCAATAGGAGCAGATGTTCCAATGTCACGCATAACAGTAGTACTAATCATTCCTTGTTTCTCGATAGAGTTAAGAATACGGCTACCATCTTTGTGGAAGTCTTTTAATGTCTTAGCTCTTAAAGGATTTAAGCTTCCTATTTCTTCATCGAACATCTGACCAATCTTAATAGCCAACATATCATAATCAGCACCATCAGCAGTAGCGATAGCAGACATAGCTTTTGCAGTAGCGTTAATAGTCTTATCTTTTAACTGTGCTTCTGCGGACTTTCTGTTTCTAACAAATAAGAACTCGCCATCTAAGAACTCACGAGCCGAAGCTTTAGCTTTAGATATTTGTGTTGTTATCCAAGAATCAGAAGGTGGCTTCTCTTCGAAAGCTTTCTTTAGTTTCTGTTTAGTCTTGTATCCGGGAATAGCTTCTAATAGTTTATTAGTTAACTCTTTCCTGTTAGGGTATTTCTTAACAATAGGTTGTGTATAAGCCGCTATAGGAGCCTTGCGGTTAAAGTAAGCGTTCTTAGCTAACTTCGCACCTTCAGTGCCTCTCCATAGTTCGATATAACGATTATCTGCTTGTTGTGAATCAATTAACTCACTCATAGTGTATTTCTTATTAAAGATATATACTGCGGGGTCATCCTCAATCTTAGCAGTTAAATTACCAAACAGTTTTCCTCTATCAGCTGAACGGTTAAATTGTAAAGTACCTAAGTCTTGAACTGCATTAAGTGTAAACTTTCTAAATACAGAAGTAGGTTTACCCCAGTCTTCCCCATTAGCGTTTGACCTAACAAATGTTTGTCTCATAACGTCAGTAACAACTGCACGTTGGTTAGTAGAAACATCTCTGCTTAAGTTATTTACGAAGTTCTCAATGTATACTTTTTGTTCGTCAGTTAGACCTTCTGCACCAGCTACTTTAGCCAAACGTTCTTTTAGAATCTCTGGTTCTTGTATCTGTAGATGTCTTCCCGCACCACTAGTATAATCAGCACCTTCAGCATTAAATACTGCACCATCTCTATTGCTTTTAAAAGCTCTACGACTACCTTGTTTCTGAGATAAAGAGTTACCTTTAAAATCAGTCAAAGCTAATGCTTGTGCATTCTCTGCCGCATCATTCTTAAAGTGCGCTCTAAGAGCCGCTGTATGTGATTTAGAATCCATTAACTCTTTCGGGTTACTAAATTCAAGTGTTACTTTACTTTCATTCTTAGCTGTAGGTCTATTTACTGTTGTATTAGCTCTACGCATAAGACCTCGTATAGACAACGCTTTACCAATAGGTGAAACAAATTCTTTAGCTTCTAGCTTTCCTCTTTGGAATAGCTTAGCTTGTCTTTCACCGCCTAGCAATTTAATGTGTATGTCTGTACCTTGTCTTCTTAACCAATCCGAGTAAGTCTTAATCCTAGACGGCTCACCTGTAAGCTGAGTCCCTTTAACCTTTTTAAGATTTCTAGGCTTAATGTTTGTAGAAGTAATTGCTTGTAATTCTTCTTTGCTCTTAATAACAGGAACCATCGTACTACGACAATTCCAGTGTAATGGAGGTTGAAAACGTCTGTCATCGATATCATATACTTTTCCATTGTGAAAAGAACATATAGCACTTGTTCTACCATCTAGTATAGCAGTAAACATATAGCCCTTGACTACTTCATTGTTAGCTTCCATAACTTGATTTAGAGCGCCAACTTGTGTAGTTGTGATAGATGTTCTGGTTAGTGTACGGGCTTGGTGTTCTGTTATCTTAGTTGTTTTCATAACATCTTTGATAATCTCATCTTGGGTTAAGCCTTTAGCCAACCCACCGCGTACTCTTGTTTGTATTCTTACTAGCTCGCCCGCCGCAATATTCTTCATATTACCTTTTAATGTGCGTGAGCCTTTTATTTGTGGACCTGTTATCTCAGCAACTAAAGCTTTATTCTTAGGCTTTTGTACTCGATAGAACTTATTTAGTTCAGCGTCCAAGTTATTCTTGTGGAAAACCTTTTGAGAGTTGGAGAACTCTGACAAGCTCTTAGTATTGTGAGATTGGAGTTCTTTAGCGAACCTAGTTACTTCAGGTTTCACGTTAGCTCTAATATCCCCTCTTAAAAGGTTTCTTAAATTAAATCTGTGTTTACGGATAATAGTGCGGTTTCCCTTTTGCACTCCGTTTTCGTATAGACGGACGTCGCCACTGTGGTCAACTATCCTGTCAAATATTTTTTCGTTAATCGACATAGTATCTTCTCCATTACTATAATTCGTGGATGTTGTTGGCCACCCCGAAGGGTGACCGAGAATATTTATTCTTCGTCTAGATTGATGTCTTCATCACTAGGCGTGTTTGTTAATGGGTCTGTTTGTATTGCTTGAATAGCTTCATCATCGTCATAATCAGCCGGTAAGAAGTCATTGTATTTAGCAATGTTAATAAACGTGTCTCTAGAAATAATACCAGATTGGTACCATTCTGAAACTAGACGCATAGAGCCTTCTCCGCCTACAGTAGCGGCAAAGTCAGCAGATAGCTGGAATTCAATATCGTTACCTGTAAAGTCAGTATCGTATTTCCAGTTAATCATAAATGCTAGTATCTCTTGCATAGTGCCGGATATCTTAGCGTTCATTGTTCCTAATTGTGCAGTTTGAGAAGCATTACGAATCTCTAAGGCAACACCTGAAGCGGCTTGCTCTGGAGATAACATACGAATACCCATCTTGGCCATTTCAGTAACAGTAGCTTCAATAGCTCTGTCCATGTCTGATAATGCACCAGTAGGTGTTTCTAGTACTGTGATAGATTCGTCTTTACGAACACGTAGCCAAGTACCTAAACCTGCGCCTACTAGTTCTTCGAATTCTTCATCAGTCATATCTGATTGTACAACAGGAGTGTAAGTAGCGGCACCCATTAATAGGTGGTTACGACGAGACACTTTGTTGTAAAGAGCAACTTCTCTGTCTATCAAAGGCATTAGTACTGGCTCAACAGGTTCTAACTGTCCGTTTAAAGGGAAAGCGGGTATTCTGTTTAAGCGCTCACCAAACTTCATTGGATAAACTGTATCATATTTTTGGAATCCACCATCAGCGGAATCTTCGTATTCTTGTTGTATAACACCATTCAGTGATTCTACTTCGTGTGAGCCATGAGACTTCTTATAGTAATCTAATACTAATAAACCTTGTTCATCAAGGTAATGGTCACAAACAGTATCAACATAGTTAGGGTGCCAAGGATTGTCATCAGAGTATTCTTCTGTGATGTATCTTGTAGTCCAACGTGATAATGTTTTTACACGAGTTACTGGGTGTGTTTTAACTTGTACGTTAATAACATTCTCTGCTTTGATTAACACAGGGTAAGGAGAAATCATCATTCTCTCTTCTGGTGTCATCATTTCTAGTTCAGCATCAGAAACAGTAGGTCTATCAATATAAACCCAAGCGCGAGATGTTTGTAATTCTTCCCATATAGCGGCATCTAAGAAGTTAAATAATGATGCACCATCAAGGGTAATATCTTTAGTAATCCAATCATACACTTCATCAGGTAATTCTTCTGGTAAAGTTAGTGATGATGGTTTACGTAATAAAGCACTAATCAATACACGAGCATACTGAGTTGTTAAACCCGGTAATTCACCTTCTGACTTGTAGAAGTCGTATTGTGCTTGTGACATACTAGGGCTAAAAGGCAATAGTAAGTTTGAGTAATCTTGTTCAATATATTCGTCGTGGGCTTTAGCGTGAGCTTCACCTTGAAGTACAGCACGAGCTTTCTTCCAGAGTGGTTTTAGTGACAAATAAGAAGCACTAGGAGTCTCAACACCACGTTTCTGCGTATTAGCCGCAGTCTTAATAAGAGCCATTATAGTTCTCCTTTTGTTGTTATTGTTTAATTAATTATAACTAAAAACACTAATACATAAAGTGTCTTAAGATATATTTAAAGATTAATATAGGGGGTGTTGGGTCATTATTCCGCCCTATTTTCTCCCATAGTTTATAGGCATCTCCCCGGAGTATTATCCCCGGAGAGTCCTGATAGGACTGTCAGACACTTGAGAGTCTGTCCTCTATTATCATTATTCCGCCCTATTTATTATTTTCCAACAAGTTAACCCTGCCATCTAGCTTTGTTACCTCTAACATCAACATGTGTGAATCTTTTATAACGACCCACCCCACCGTTGTGTGTTGTATTTAAGTAGTCGTATACCTTACTTGCAGGAACGCCTTTAACAACGATGTCCGCCGCCATACCTTTTACATGGTAAGAACCCTTAGCTCCGCCAATTTTAGCGTTGTGTGAAGGGCTTCTATAACCACTGTTTATCTTAATAGGCGCATCGAAGTGCGTTCTAATAGATTCTAGTAGCTCTAGTAGCTTTGGGTCTATACCTTGTTCTGGTAATGTCTTAGTGCCTTTGCACATGAACTCAGATTCTTTAAAGTTTTCAGATAGATAACCAGCTTTTAGTACTGGCTTCTTCTTGAATATGTTTGATAATTTTATGTTACTAAATTTCATGCTTTCCACTTATCTACCATCTTCTCACCTGAACGCCCTACGATATAACCACCTACACCAATTTGTAGTAAGTTCCATAGTTCTATTGGTAAGTCAATAGCATAAACTGTTCCCATAAGCATGTTTGCTACAGGGAAGATTAAATAATTAAGAGCAACAATTGCGATGATAACCATCATCAACAAAGGTCTCCAAGAAGCGGTTAGCCAGTTAGTTGACTTTGCTTCTTCTAATACTATTTTGCCTCTTAATTCTTCAAGGCTGTCTGTGTGTTCTAGTAGAGCTAGTTTAATTTCTTTCTCTACATCTAAGCTCTTGTCACCGTCAGGGATAAGGCGTTTAACCAAATCCCCAACGATAGGAGCTAATACTGTTATCAGTGGTCCCATAAGGAACTCCTTTCATTATAATACTTCTTCTAATACCCAACTTGTATCGGGTCCTGCGTATTGGTTGTTAGAGCTGTTGAATGCTCGGATGTCTACACTAGCAGTAGTAGTGTCACCTATCCAGCCCATCCCTAAAGTAGCACCATTATACCAATTAGATTGTATATTACTCCATTCATAAGCGGTTTCACCCACGTCGTTTTCCCAATGAGCATATAGCCGAGAATCTATTCCAAATTCAACCCCCCAGACTATTACTTCGCCTTGGTTTAAAGTTTCATATTGATAAGTGTTTCCAGAAGGGTTGTGACCAATAGTTGTCTTTATTTCCCATTTACCCGGCATTACAACTATGCTCCCCATAGAAGTTTTCCTTTGGGCACTTCTTGCAAAATCATACTGTAGATTACCTACCTGATTAACGGGTATGTTAAGGTGGGTTATCATTAAGTTAACGTCATCAGTAGTGTCTGTATCCATTACATCTGATACCACCGTGTGTGTTTGGGCTATGGTCATACTAGAACCTGCCAAGGTGTTTCCCTGTGCGGCAGAATAAGCTATTACCGTTGTCCATTGACTTTCTGAGGTTAAGTTTGAGAAATTTTGTGTGTTATACACAGTGTCGCTGCTTGCATAAATTGCAATAGCGCCACCCTGATGAAGGTGCCCCGTGTGTGAAAGAATTGTTTGCCCGTTGGTGTTGTCAGCATATACACGATAGCCACTGTGAACGTTTGCAAGCCAATCCGAATGTTTCTGTGCAATAGTTCCTTCATAGTAGACATTATGAAAATCTTCTAAGTCGATTGCCCCGGTGGTAGGGATGGTACTATTGTTTCCATAGTTGTTATGGATAGTGCCATCACCATTCGCCCCGCGATATAAATCGCCAAACGATACCGCGCCGGTTAAACCAAACTCTGTTCTTATATCATCTACTGATATTATTCCAGAAGAAGGTAAGGCCATTATGTTATCGTCCCATTGTATGCTGTGATATTACCAAATACAATCATATTCCCACTTGAGTCTAGCTTCATTCGGTTAACACCAAGATTAGCAAAGTATAAGTGGTTAGAATTTTCAGTAATAGTCCAGTCTCCCAAGTCAATAGTCGTACCTATGTTTAAGGTATCTGCACTAAAGTCTTGGTTGATGTCTCCAGTAGTTACACCCGCCGCGTCTATCGCCGCTTGTAAACCATCAACATCATCTATAACATGATTGTGACTGTCGTCAGTAACAGTCGCTTCCAGAGTAGCTCCCCCGGAAGTAACTGTAAACAGGTGGACCCAAGCCCCTCTGTAAATTTTAAGAATCGGGTTAGCACCGCTAGTGTCTAGCCAAAGCTTCCCGTCTAAGACATCGTCAGCAGGAGCCGTAGCCCCCGCATGACAAGTGTCCACCGCCGCTAATGCGTCGTTTAAGTCTGTTGTGTATGCGTTACCGTCTTGGGACGCATTAATATTTCTGCTTGTTGTTGACATTTAAATATTCCTTATTGTCCAATAGCTTGCCAGTCAAGGTCTCGTATTACACGAGAACCACCGTTATAAATAGAGTAGTAAAACCCATCTTTGTTTCTTGAAGATATGATAACTTCATCACCCACAGAGCCACCGATTATTCCGTAGCCAATGGTAGGGTTGCTCCCTCCACCTATTCCGGCATAAAAAGGTGTTGCGAAAGTTATTTGAACATCGCCTGAAGTTATGCTTGTACTACTTCCTGTTTTAATGACATCTTTCTTGTCAATCAAAACACCTAACTCTTGAACAAGAATCCGAGTGTTAGCGTTATCAGTTGAGCCTTCGAATTTAAACCTTAACCCTCTGCAAGTAAAAGTACTGATGGTTAATAATTCATAATCACTCCAAGTAGGTGTGCCTGAAGGGTCGTCTTGAGTAGTTGAAACCTTAACAATCAAACCCGCCTCAGCGTGTGGTCCTGCAAAGTTCTCTTCTAAACTAACATTTGCGTAGTCCGCAACATCTACTCCTCTAAGAGTAACTGATACTTTTAACTTCGGAGAAACCCTAACTGAGATTACCTCGCCCAAATCTACGACATTATTAAATGAATATTCCATTTCTGTTTGGTTAAGGTCAAGTTCCAAGTCTCCAGAAACCACTGTACAATTAGTTTTAGTTCCTGAAAAAGAAGGGTCTTCGGATACCAAGTCAATTTGATTAAAACTTTGGTCTTCAAAAGTACTTACAAAAGAAGCCGCATTAGTTGAGTAATGCCCTTGAGAATCTTTAAACTTAATAAAGAAAGTGCCTTTAAGTGTAGGCACTGTTTTATTGTTAGTATTACCAGACAAAGAATTAACTATAACTGAAGACCTTTCCCAAGTAGCAGTTGCGTCTATTGCGTTATGGAACCGAATCTCACAAACACCTCCGTAAAGAACATCTGCATCTGTAGTTTCATCCCAAGACAGGTTTATCTGACCTTCGTTAACGTTTCCAGCAAAGCCAGAAGGCGTTGCGGGTGGAGCAGAAAGACCTGAAAGTGATTTAGGTATTGCAACTGGTGTACCTGCAAATCCAAAGTCACTGTAAGGAGTAATTCTAAATTCATAGTCACCATAAGGTGCGTCAGGTAAGCTTGCTTTACTGCCAGATACCGTCCCTAAAGATATGTAAGAATTCGGTGCGCCGGATGTTACAGCTTTTCGGTATTCAACTAAATAGTATCCTGTGTTTAAACCAGAGTTATCAGGACTCCAAGTTAAATCTGCTCTTGATTTAACACCAGAAGCAAGGTTACTTAAATAAGTTTCTTCAGTAACGTTAAGTGAAGATATAGCACCCGGGCTTTTAACAAGAGTTTGAGAAGTAAGTTCGGTGCCTGTACTACGCGCACCTAGTAAAGTTCTAGATATAACTTTAAAGTCATAAACTGAATGAGTATCTAATCCTTCTAATTTTCCAAAATCAAAGAATTTAGAAGTAGAAACACCTAAAGACGAATAGTTACTGTCTGTATCTTTCTTAAAAAGAACTTCATAGTTGATATAACCGCTACCATCGTCGTCATCATTAGCCCAACTTACCCTACCTACCATATACTCTTGTATATTAGATTGAGATAGGGTTACGTCTCTAACGTTTTCAGTTATGAAGTTTTCCTCTGTTTGTGCAGGGTATGCATCATCGTCTGATATATTCCAAGCTAGCACATCAGCATCAAACTTGTAAGCTGATACAGATGCTGAGAAGTCTGAGTTTATCTTAACTTCTTGAACTCTGAAGACTTGCGCGGTGTTAAACCCAGCTTCTTCTAAGGTTACATCAATAAAGTCACCCGGCTCTAATACTATTCCTTCTCTTGTAGTCTTGAAGTCTATTGTATAAGTAGAACGAGAAGCCCTTACTGTTTGTTCTGCCTTTGCAAGAGCGTGATAAGGGTCAGTACAATAGTCTAGAGTTAAACTTGTTTCAAGAGGTAAATAGTTGTCTTGCGCCAAGTATTCGTTATGCACCGCAGTTCCTCTAGTTGGCCACGTTGCTGTGTCCGATTTAAAATCTTTATGTTCATTGTTAAAAGAAACAGTAGCTTGATTATTTCTTTCAGTAGCCGATAAGAAACTTATGTTGAAGCTGTCTAAAAGAATATTATCTTTATTAAAAGACTTTGATACTAGCGCGGCAAGCGCAGTCGAATCGGCAGGGTATTCCAAAGAAAGCTTATATTTTCCTTCGCTATCCCAAGTTAATTCTGCATAGTTCATAGAACCTAAAATTTGCTCTATATTGTCTCTTATAGTGTTTTCAGTATCAAGAGTAATATTACATTCATATAAAGGCAAATCTCTCAAAGGCAAGGTTACACTAGTCCATTGACCATTAGGGTCTTTTTCTGAACCGCCTGTCTTTTCCCATTGGTAGTAAGTTCCTGTATTTTCTGCTAACAAATAAGTGTCCTCATACCCTGTAGTATCTGGGTCAGGGAAAGCACCATAGTTAGGGTATTTGCTTACCGGTCGGTTTCCGTGAACATGGCCCGCCGCAACAGCGTTTGATTTAACTATCGTCCCGCAAACTTGAGCCGCATTATAAAAAGACTCTAAGTCTAAACTATCTGAGGTTAACCCTTTTCCGTAATTTGCATCTAGTAGATAATCTAATAATACATAAGCAGGGTTGTTACTATAAGTTTTAGTTGCGCTTAAAGTATAAGTAGAAGTGCCATCAAAGTCTATAGAGTGTATTTTCATACCTTCTACAAAATACGTAACAGTAGGCGCTCCACTATAGTTTGACTCATCTCTATCTAGTCTGAAAATTTCCGCCGCATAAGCAACGTTAGTGAACTTGTCTAGTATCGGATACCCGTTAGCCTGAAGCAAAGCGCTTGTTCCGCCGTTTGGGTATGCTTGTAATTTTAAACCCTTCTTGTAATCTCTATGACCAAAGGCTTTGCCGTTAACTTCGGCATGAAGGAATTTGTTAATACCACCATGACACAAAGCGTGTTTAATAAACATAAACTCGTTCTTTGTACCCGTGATACTACTGCCCATGTTTCCCGCACCTGTACCTAGTACTCCGGAAGCAGATATTCCAGCGTGAGCAAACGCCGCGCTCATCTGGTTGAAACCAATACCACCATCAACTAAAGCCGCCCAATTGTTAGTTCCACTGCCGTTCATTATGGAACAACCGTCTTCTGGATGTTCAAAATAATAATTCTTACTAACCTTGTGGTCGTACTGAGTGCCAGCTATCATTTGTCTTCCGTAAACTACTGGCAAAGATATTGATTCGTTTTGTACAGAGAACACGGAACCTTTACGTTTGTCCGCCTCTTTCTCCATTTTTTTCTTTTGCTGAATCTGAAAAGCCGTTGAGGCAATAAACAGCGCTACTTCTATACCCATTATGTTTTCCCCCATTTAACTTGCAAAGAATAACCGTCAGAAATCCTGTCAAAACAAGTATCACCTGAGTCATATTGTTTTACACCATAGTCTGTTGTGAAGTAAGGTTTTACTGAATCTAAATCTGCCATAGGTGAAGAACACTCTATTGACATTATTTTAGATTCAAAATCGTTATTTATTGTTGGCTTGTCTATAAAACCCTTGTAAACAAATACTAAATCCGAAGGAGCAACCAAAGGGCCAAGGGTGTCGTGTATAAACCCTGCTCTTATTTTAATATCTTTCCCAACCATTCCTGATATCGCTTCGTCCAGCAAGTCATGTGCGGGGTCTATAAAAGATATCTGGTAAGCTTCCCTGTCTAATACTGAGTTCTTAGAAGGAGTGTCATAGCTAACTATAGCTCCGTCAGCTAAATAGTTTGTATCTACCCCATTCTCTGTTATCGTTAAGTCTGTAGAGTGGGTAGTCATATAGTAGTTATCTTTTAAATTCATTTCAACGATAAAGAAGTATTCTACATAGTCCTGATTTAACGCCGCTTGGACGTCTGTTGAAAATTGTCTCATTATAATGCCTCAACTATGTCTATCTTGCCGGGGCTTGCTAGTATGCCGTCACTATAAGTAATTCCACTTGCATTGTCTATGCTAGTATAATACCGCAGAATTGCTTCCGCACCTACAAGCATTTCTGTATTTACCGCAGTAGCAACTCTTAGAGAAGGATATATTTCTACATTTCCTGAAGTAAACGTATCAAAATTAATTTCTGTTTTAAGTATGTAAATTTTGTTGTGATTTGAGAACTTTACAAAAGAACCCTTTGGCAGTAGACCTTGCCCCGCTGTACGAGTAAGGTTTATAGTAGTCTCTCCCGCTGGCTCTACGCCTGTTGCTGAGATAAATAGTTCTGTACCATCAGTATCGTTTGCTATCGTTGTAGCGTCATCTACCTCTTTTAACTGAGGCATTACCATAGTTTGTGCAGACGAAAGATTGTCCATGCTTGAAAGCAACAAATTAACTGCGTTGTCGTTAGTTAATACATCAAAGCTTAACTCCCACCTTTGTGAGTTTTGTGCTGTTCTGCTTTGTTTTAATGATACTGTGTCAATTGAGAACATTGGTTGGTTGCTTGTAATTGACAAAGGTGCCAAGATAGGGCTACCTTGATAATAGTAAGCTGTCATTTTATTCTCCTAATTTTATTGGTCTAACGTGTAGACTAACATTAATAATTTCTTTTGAGTAAAACCGTCTCTTAGGCCTTACACCGTGATTTGTTTCTGTTGTAGAAAGCCAGTGATTGTGGGATGCTATTAAGCAACCCCCAACGCCGCTGTCTGTGTCGAAAGCTATGTCACCCAGTGTGGGCACCCTGTTCTTTACAGGTTTAAATTTCATAGCAAGGGCAAACTTTAATAAGTTCGAATGACCCAGTTGTTCCTTTATCTGTTGAAGGAACTCTTCTGAATCGCTATATGAGAGGGTAATGTGTTTGCTTAAAGAGTCTTCACCTCGTAAGGCTTTTTCATACTCTATAAAGAAAGCAAAGCAGTCGTTATACCCTCTGATATAACGGTCCGCACTAATTGCTCTACTATTAATAACTTTTCTCGCCGTATCTATTGCGGCTTCTAATTCTTCTTCTAAATACATCCTGTGTGCTCCAAAGTGGCACGAGGACAGCCTCTAGCAACCTGTGGATAATAGTCCCCATCAAACGCTACCAGAGGCTCTCTCTGCGTGTTACATGTCTTCTTCTATAAATAGTCTTACTAGGTCAGCTACGATATCGCTTCTAACAATATCCTCAACACCGAATTGAATTACAGGTATATCTAAACCCGCCCCATTAACTTTACGACAAAATGTCATAAGGTCTCGACCATCTTTAACATCGGACTGAGCAGGGTCACCCATAAGCACTAGCTTAGAGTTTTCACCTAGACGGGTTGTAATCGCCTTTAGCTCATCCATACATAAGTTCTGTGCTTCATCTACTAGCACGAGAGCGTTCTCATATGAACGACCTCTTATTGTTTCGATAGGTTGTATCTCTATCTCACCTTTAGCAAGCATGTATTCATACTTACCTTGTCCGAAAGCTTTACTCAAAACTTCTAGCATTGGCATTAGCCAAGGTGTCATCTTCTCTTCTACAGTTCCCGGAAAGTGTCCGAGTGATTTTCCTGTAGGAACATTTGCTCTTGTTAGAACAATCTTCTTATACTTACCCCACATAAACAGTTGTCCTACCGTTCCGGCGCTACAGTAAGTTTTACCAGTACCAGCACAGCCTATAGTTACTGTTATTGCGGATTGCTTTATAGCATTAATCAAGTCATCTTGTTTTTCATTCTTAGGAAGTATGTGGAAATTACTATTAAATTTCTTATACTTATTTGGATTTCTCCGTTCATCTTCTTCTCTCATATACTTAGGCATACGCGAATCTTTTTTAGGTTGAAAACGAGAATTCTTTTTTGACATGAAAAGTCCTTATGTTTGAGTAAAGTTTACCACCCCCTAAGGGATGGCTTGAATGTTTGTTTTTAGTCTACACTTATTACAGTTATATGGGCGTAACCGTCACCACCATTACCTGGACTGACACTGAAGAAACCTGTAGAGCTATCTGTAGACACACAAACACCGCTACCACCTCCACCTCCGTATATACCGTCTACAGGGTTAACGGTAGTATTACCGGCAGTGCCACCCGCGAATGCACCAACCCCACCGGCCCGTGACTGTACACCTGAGTATAGCATAATAGGTAACTCAGTAATACCATCAAACTCTACGGACAGAGTATTGTCTATATGTGTACCTATCGAAGTACTAACTCCAAAACCTAGGGTTGGGGCAAGAGCCGGGTATCCTACCCTCGCTCCACCACCATTAGTAACTGTTAAAACTTGGTTAGCACCGAAGGAGTGAGCATCATCGCCATCTACATTGATATCACCACCAGTAGCTGTACCACCAGTACCACCTGCCATTGCGGCTGTGAAAGTAGCATTACCATACTGACACCTAGCGAAACCCCCAGTACCGCCTCCTGCAGATAGACTGATACCAGTGCCTGTCACTGTGGTAGCTGTACCATCGGCTCCAGTGTTTGTACCATTGTTTGCAGTTGATTGTATAGTACTTGCAGAACCACCAGCACCTATAGTGATAGTAAGGACAGTACCTGCGGTTACTGAAAGCTCTTTTTCACAGTATCCTGCGGAACCTCCTGATGTTGCTAGGCCAAATACATTTGCTGTATCATCTTGGGCTACACCAGTCCCAGAACCACCACCACCTACAGCTTGCACAAATACTGTACAATCAACAGGGGCTGTCCAAGTACCAGTATCTGTGAAAGGTATCATTAAAAGAGGTGCTTTAGGTACTGAAGGGGTAACCCATTCACCAGCTGTTGCTCCTGTATTTACTGCTAAGAGTTGTCCTGCAGTTCCCAAAGAGCTTGGGATTGATTCTGTAACTAGATTTGATATATCTCTTGCGTTACTCATAATATTCTCCTTTTTACCCTACTGTAAATACTGCACCAGCGGTCATCCCGTTGGTTACAGATTGTGTAAAGCTGTTTGTGTAAGTACCAACATCCGCTGAATAAGTGTGTGCTGTGAATTCTCCTGTTGAAGCATCTTCGTTTATCACTTCTGTAGCGTTACCCACTAGCGATGAAGTCCAAGCGCTACCGTTACGAGTTTGACAACCATACAGGGCAAATCCGTTGTCTGGCACTGTTAGTGCTATATCCATTGCTGTGGTTTGATGCGCAACCACCACAGGGCTTCCTGACATTGAGATTGTCCCTAATGTTCTGTAAGCTGATACTGCATACCCAAAAGAGTTAGAAGACAAGCCGCTTGCTACGATAGTCCCAGTAGCCCCTGTAGGCACTGCGGCGGTATGCCAAACAACATACTTGTTTACAGAGGAGTTATTCTGTCTTTCAAACCCTATTTGAGTAGCTGTAACACCACCAATAGTCATAGTAACTGCGGAAGTGTTAGTGTTATTTGTAATGAAAGTACTCATAACAATTATGTTTCTGTTTGCGTCTGCTGTACCTAAATCTACAGAAGTAAATGTGTTAGTGGTTGAGCCAGTGCTATTAGAAACTTGCTCTCCTGTGAAAGTAAAATCTAAAGGGAAACTACCAACACACATTCTTAGTCTTTGTGCTAACATCATGACATATCACCTACAGAAGCGCCGTATAGAGTTGCTCCTACTTTCCACAATACAACTACAGAGTAGTCTGTTGTAGCTAGTGTTGGGGCTTCTCCGCCCGCCCACTTCATTGTTGGCCAAGTAATACCATAAGCCGTACCATCGTCTATCATAAGTGTAATACTCTCTCCTGCTGAAAAGCTATCAGTAGGTGTAGAAGCACCAGATAATGTCCAAGTTTGAATACTACCGTTTGCAGGGTCAAGAGCAGGGGTTGTTCCTGTTACTGCAAATACTGTTTCAGTTACATTCTTGAAAGTTGGAACTGCTGTAGTTGTTAGGCTTTGGTCAATAGCTTTTACATCTGTTTCGCTTGTTAGGTTAGCTCTAAGTAAAGCCCCATCAGCTAAAGCACCTTGTGCAGAAGAAGCCGCATTGGCTACTTCAAAAGTATCCCAAGCAATAACCTCTATGTTATCACCTACAACTGCTCCAGAAGTAAGAACTACTGATGTTCCGTTAGTTGCTGTGTAATCTGTTATGTCTACTAGCTTAACGCCGTTTGAATACACATCAACACGACCCGCTGTGTAAGTAGCTGTAAAAGTTGTTTGTGAGGCTGTAGCTACGAAAAGTGTTTTAGTGTAAGTTGAACCACC